TTTTTAGATCTTATAGGATAGTAGAATGTTAAAGAGCAGACCCCAGGAAACGTGATGACTAGTCAGGTGTCGAGGAGTGTGATCTTAAAGAATTCTTTGGAATGGCCTAATGCCACCCCAATATATAGTTTATAAAGGATAGTGTGAGATGTGGTTATATATACTTTCTCCAGTTTTGAGGTGAAGTCAGTTTACTCAGGGGTTGTTGAAAAATGAAACAAAGGGTCTGATTCTCGTTCTTTGAATTTAGATTCGAGAGCCTCTGAGTTGAGATGTGCCGCCGCGTGAGATTTGTAGAGTTTCTCAGCAATAGAATTTGGTGGGGCCAGGTTGAGACGAACGATGAGACGGACGCCCTCCTGTGTGGCAGCATTGTGTATTCCAATTTCACCGAGGCCGCTGTTGAGGGCAGTGGCGATCTGGAAGTACAGCTGGTTGATCTCCGATTGTGTTAGACGCCCTCGAGCATCTTGGAGTTCACCGCGTTTGCCTTTTATAACCTGCGTGCGCAGACTAGTCTTCACTACAGGTGCCATGGGTGGCATTGGCACTGTAGTGGCTTTGGCAATAGCCTCTTTCGCAACAGCTGTTTTCTGTTGGTCATTGAGGGGTTTGGGCTGTGGTTTGGGCTGTTTCTTCTGTTGCGGGCGCTTTTTAGGGGCACGGCGACGAGGAGGAAAGGAAGCGGGCATAGACATAGGCATCATTGGTGGTCCGTAGAATGCCATTGTAATTTGTTTTCGCTAGTGTTTTAAACAGATTTAGTTTCTGTTTGCGAAGGATAGAAAGTTTGGAGTTCATAGTGGGTGTTGGTCGACTTGAGCTCAAATCTAGCGTAGGAACCTTTAGTGTAACGTGAGAGTGCGATGGGGAGGCATTCAAACGATTCGTTAAAAGTGAAGATCTTCACGGTCGCATCAACCAAGTTGTTTCCGGGGACCTTTGTTCCTTGAAAATAGAGTTCACCATCTTTCTTCACCAGTGTCACAGACGTGGGGATGAAATCAGAGTGGACTGCTGTGCCGTTAACCATAACGACATTAGGGCCGTTCAATGCCACTGCGATGTTACGGTGTCGGTARTAGGACAGCGCCATTGCAATAAACATATAGAAAGTCTTCACCAGGCCGAGRAAAGCAAGGAGCAAGACTACGCCTCCGAAGATTTTAATGATCAGCAGAGTTCCTGAAGCGTAAATGGAAACAGCAACAAGCAGAGTCGAGATAAACCAACAAAGGTTTTTAATTGTTGGCAGCAGTGGAATCTTATTGAGCAGGGGGATGTAGTACATAACCATGTCCAAGATTAGATAGAAGGAGACTAGAAAGATAGCGCTCCAGAGAAGGTTAAGGGTCAGCATCGCACTCATCAAATGGGAATTTGAGATGCTGAAGCCGGAGATGTCCAGGGTGTTAAGGACATCATTAAGTTGTAAGTGAAACCCAATGTTGGGATCTTCTGCGGTGATGTTTGTACCGGTAGAAGCCATTGCAACTTGTTGGTCTTTAGTGCTTTAATCCGCAAATAATGGCGATAGCTGCTGCAAGTGCAAGGGCAACTACAAGTACAATGAGGATGATTGTTCCTACATTAGATGTTGAGCCATTTCCAAAATCAACTATCTGGTTTAGAGATGAGTTGATTTGTGCATTGTAGTAGTCTATAATTGGTTGGATTTCTGAAACGTGAAAATTCGACGAGATGTTAAAGTGGTCGAATTGAGTTTGAAGCTGGATTATTTGTTGTTGGAGCGTAATAACTGTACCATCGGTGTTATTGATGATAGGTGGTTGTGGAACGCTTGATGAAATGAGAGGAGCGTTATTATAGTTAATAATGAAGTTAGTAGCTGTAGAGTCAAGAGTAAGAAGGGCTACACCAGTTGTTAGTGGGTAAGCTGCTAGTACAGTGGATTTAAGTGGTTCGTACGCATAATCACATGGTACAGAAACACTGATATCACAATAATGTTCGCCACAGAAGATACAATGGCCGTTATAAAAGCCAGTTGTTGCAACTAAATGGTGTGTAGAGTTATACATTTTGGGCAGGGGTCTGTAAACTCCCTTGCTAGCAATGAGATGGTAGAATGTGATGAGTGATCCGTTGATGTAGTGAGTTAGTACTAGTTTTTCACCGATGTTAGAGAGAGCATTAGGTGTGTAAGCGCTAAGTTGTGAAACGGAAATGCAGTGTGGAGAAAGAACATGTTCATTAAGCGCAGCGATGCAAGATAGAGCGTGATCTGTTGTTTGAGAGATTTGAACTTCTAAATTGGTTAGCGTGGTTGTTGCGAAGTTAATTTGAGCTGCATAAGAGGCACCAACAGTTGTTGTTGTGGTGAGTGTGTTCAGTGATGTTGATAAGTCGTTAAATGCAACATCAACAGAGGCAAATTTATCTGTTACTTGTTTAGTGAATGTGTTGAATGAAGAGGCTAATGTGTTAACTGTTAATCCTAATCTTTCAATGTCTGAGTGTAAAATGTTGGCAATCTTATCAAGCTTGGTGTTCATAGCCATAATAGACTCCTTGACTCCTTGGGTAATTTGATAGAGGGTTGATTCAATAGATGCTACTCTACTGGCTAACAAACCGACTGAGACTGCAGGGCCGATCATAGGAATTGCAGCTGTTGCACCTATTTCGTAGACCCAGGCTGGTTGTTGAAAAACGTCACCGTAGCCAAGGTTGACAGTAGATAGGAGTGATCGTCTAGTACGTGTTCTTGTGTCGTAGAGGTAGTTTGCAGCGGCTTGAATTGTGAGCAGGGAAGAATTGTACAGTGTAAGTTGTTGATTGTACAGTGTGTAGGTTTGGAGTAGGGCGTCGATTAGTGGTTGTGTAGCTGAGCAGATTGGTGAAAAGTCGGCGATACATTTGTAGTCAGAAGCGCAGAGGAAAGCTGTGCAATTAAGAAAGCTGGTATCAAGAGAAAATGTTTGGGGGAGTCCAAAATCAACGTTAGCTTGATAAACGTCGGATGTATTGACGTAGGCTTGATTAGCATCGTAGTAAAAGGTTGTGCCATTAATTTCCACGAATGGTTCAAGATTAGTGGTTGTAGGTGTAATCTTGTAGTCACTTTGCGGTGTTAAAACTGAAGTGAGGAGACGTGGAATGTAGTGTGTGTTGGTAGAGARAGAGACAGCACCAGATGCAGTGGAATTAATATTATAGGCTCCATTGTATATTGGTGTTTTGCCGTAGGGCACGACTAAATCAGTAGCATTTGGTGTAAACGTGTTGACTTGGCGCAGGACAGCAGAGCGAGAGTAAGTAGTCTGTTGGAGTGTGCATKTAGCGTTAGAATCGTAGAGGGTAATGAAAACTGTTCCCAACTGTGATGTTTTGAAATTCAGGCATGTAGGATCGTTTCTAGATGTTACATAGATACCTTCAGGTCGGACTTCCCATTTAATTGGTAATTCTGATAACAAAAGTCTGAAGTTAATAGTAGGATGAGTCAAGCAAACTGATTGGTAACAAATTCCAGGGTAATCAAGTGGATTTGTGTTGCCAACAGCTACTGTGCCTAAACCTGTAGAAACTGGATAAGAGTCATAACCAGAGGAAGGGAGAGCAGTAAAGGGCCATTGGAGTTCTGCGGGGTAAGGTACTGAAGATGATGTTTTCAGAGTGATTATGTGACAGATAGAATGGTAGGCTTGGTTACGAGAAATGAAACCAGAGTCATAATAACAGACAGATTGGAGGAATCTGTGGAAGTCAAATTTCTGTTGTAAAGTGAAAGAAGAGTAAAATGTTGCAAGTAGGTAGGTTGCAAAAGGCATGTAGTTTTGGTAGTTTTGTGGGAGGGGGGTATGTGTGGAATAGGGTAGGTATCCGTTAATATCAGTGAGGTTGAGAAAATTGTTAGCGTATGTGGATGTTGTACGTGTCCCTTGGTATTGTTCGACAACGTCTTGAAGCATGATCAAATTATAGGCAGTAAATGAACTGTAAGGTGTTAGGTCACAGTACGAGGAATGTTTACCTTTAATTGATGTGGCTAAGTTAATAACTGATGTTAGTACTGGGTTTGTTGTAAAAGTTTCACTGTAGACTTTGGATTTCATAAAGCCGTAGTAGTGAAATAGCCAGGTATAGATGTCAAAATGTTCAATGCCATTTGATAAGCAGCAAGCAGCTGTTGCTTCACAAAGTTTTCCGATGTTATAGTTATAAGGAGTAACCATTGCTTGATGGTAACGTGCAATGGCTGCGAATGAAAAGATGTAATAGGCGGGAGAACCACGAGCGTAGGCAGCGGTTTTAGCTGCGTTAAGGATGTAACTAGTGAAGGTTTCACGAGTCACACCACGTGCTGTTTGGTAGATGGTGTTCATAGAGACGTGGTCCAGCATAGCTGTTTTAGTTTCAAAGAAGGATGGGGACCAGTTGTTTAGGAGGTGAGTAGTTGGTGAGGTAGCTGCTCTTCCTGTAGATGCGTCGATGGCAAAGAGGCAAGATGTGCAAGTGAATTGTTGTTGAATCACGTTGCTTCTCGTTCTCATAAGGGAGTAGATATTAGATAGCAGCTGTGAGGTTGAAACTGTTGTCGGGCGGTTAACCATGATAGTGGATAGGATAGTTGTAACTACTGGGGCAGTTGGGTTTTTTAAAAGTACGCCAACAGGGGTGTTGACAGTGGTGTCGTACAAGTACACAAAGTTGGACGACTGAGTAAATTTCACACAATACATGTCCGTAGCTGCAAGGGCAGGAATAGTACCAGGAATCGCAGTATACGTTGCAGTAAGACAGGAAGCTGTAGTTGCAACAACAGCCAACTGAGTATTACTTCTTTGAGGAGGGGGGAGTTGAGAATCAGGTACGTTGACAAAGACATTTTTATAGTTGAGTGTGTATGTTTGCGAAAGGTTGTTAGCAGGCATAGCCATAGTGGCAGGAATGAAAGTACCATTATACTTAAGAGAAAGAAGGAAAGCATAGTTTGTGTCGTGTGTGAAAAAAGAGTGTAGTGATGTGTGGTCAAATGGGGTGGTTGTTGGCGGTGTGTAGGTGCAAGTTGGGATCGGGCAGTCTGGGAGTGTCGTGTTAATTTGAGCGGACACGAGACCGAGAGTGATGAGAAGAGTTAGCCATAGCAAGTTTGCCATGTCTAAGTGCTGTAGATGCAGCCGAGAGCATAGTGGGAAGTATTCAGACGATCTGCATACATGGCCGGAATGACTTTCACAGCACCAGAATCTTTATAAACTCTGGTACCGGTATACTCACTAGCATAGGGGACGTACAATAGGTTTTGTCTGTACGCGCCGAGTTGACCCATGATGTTAGCTGGAAGTGTGGTGTTGTAGTTAGGTTCACCCATGTATCCCTTAAGGAAAGCGTAAGTTTCGGATGATGAGTAGTTGACAGCGAAGGTGACGAAAGTAAAAGATCCAAAGTATGGTAGAATGGATTCAGCGTCGATGTTGCAGGTTTCTGTCATCTTCCAGAGCATGCTTCCGCCAAGACGTAGGTGTTTAGTCATGTAGTCTTTGCAGAGAGATGTAAAGTCGGTGTTGGGACAGTATGCATCGGAAAGGATGAAGTGTGCACGCCAGTTGTCGTCAGGGTGAGCTGTTTCACTGGTTGATATACAATCACGCAAGTCGTATGATGTTAAACGAGCTTTTGTGAAGTAGCCTTTTAGAACTATATCACCAGGGCTGTAAACTTGTCCGGCATGACCAAGATGGTGGACGTGGCCATTTGTTGGGATGGTTAGGTGTTTGTCAAAGAATGCACACATTTGGTCGTATTTGTGGATGTTGACGTTGGATGTGAGACCTTTAGGTGGTTGGTTGTAGTTAGGAATATCCCATTTGTCGACAGGTGAGTCGCTGAAAATTTTAGGCCAGATTATGTAGTCAGGAGTGACGTGGTGTTTTGTCACATCGTGCATCTTTGCTTGTTGTACTGGGTAGGCTGTTTGGATTTTACCGTTTTGAGTGAAAACCATCATGTTTACTTTTTGGCCGTCGATCTTAATAGCTATTACTTTTGAGACTATGATGTTTTTATAGTCGATTAATTCAAGTAGTTGGTCAGCAGGTACGTCTAAGGCTGTTGTTCCTAGTTTGACCCCGCGATCACGAGCTATGGTAATTGAGAGAATTGGTGTATGTTCTGATGTGATCTGCCAATTAGTTGTGGTTTGGAAGGCTGGGAGTAGATGCATGCCACCGATTGTCCAGGATGTTGCTGTTGTTTCACCAAGGGAGACATGTTTACCAAAATCTTCGTACGCTTGTTGTTCGTTAGGTAAAGGTACGTATTGGTTGGTGAAGAGTCTATTGGTGGAGAAGAGGCCAATGTCAGGTTTTTGTAGTTGGCCACGGACAATTCGTGTGATGTAATAGGGTGGTTTATTGATGGTACGTTCCGAGAAGTTAATCAGAGGGGTATCGTAGCAGTAAAAGCCAGCAGTTGGTGAAGAAGTCATGAAAGGGAGTTCACTGTTTGATGGTTGATGTGTGATGTAGTAGTAGTCTGGGTTGTCAGCAAGTTTTTGGTTACTGAGGATAGATGGAATGAGTGGGTTGTTTGTCATAGGGACAAATGGTGTTCCGAATCCGTAAGTGTGTGTAATTTTGAGGGAAGTGAAAATTGCAGGGTTAGGGATTGGTTTATCAATTTTGTTGCAGTATGTTTGGATACTTGTTGGTAAATCGATTAGGAAGGGGAAGGAGAGTGTGTTGTCGAGATGGACCATGATTTTGCCTGTAGATGTTGGAGTGACAGACATTACCTTGGTTAAAATTTGTGTTTCTCGTTGAGTGTATTGGCGTTGGAGTGGATTGACCAGGGCGAGACCTGTGTTAGCTAGTTCAGCGTGAAGTTCTTGGAGGATAAGCCAGGTGTTGTAGCATGTAGCGCAGGTTTCACCGCGAATTTTAGTACAGGTCGGAACTGTTTCTGGAACGTTGACTAAAACAGAGGAGTGGCCTTGTTTAGCAACGATGTTAAAAAAGTGTGTTTTAAGATCCAGGTGTGGTTGGATTGAGAATCTGTAGTTCTTACCATTGATGTTAGTTATGATAAGTTGTCCGAGTGTCCTGCAAGGGCGGGTTGAAACGGTAAGGTGCATATCTGGAGAAATTACACTTGAGTAGTGGCTGAAGGGTTCCGTGAAGAGAAGTTGGCTGAGATGTTGAGTTGCTAGTGTCAATTCATTGCCTAAGATGCATCCGGTCATGATGGTGTCGACATCAGATGTGTGTGCTGCACCATGGTGGTGATCACAAATTTCAGCATGGCGTTTGGCAAGAGTGATCTTTTCTGTTTGGATGTCAATGTATTTAGCATTAATGGTTCCAGCGAGAGGTGCTGCTGGTTTGGCGTGTTGGGTGCAGTAGTATTTGATGTTATCTTGGGCATCTAGGGTGAAGTAGTTAGCTGGTAGATTGCAGAAACATTTGTAGTCACCAACGATATTTAATTTGGAAAGAGCTAGGATATCGTTGCGGGCACCGTAGAGAACGTAGATGGGAGTTCCGGTAGTTGTGCAAGCCATGTGGGAAAAGAGTTTGTGAGTTCTGTCGATGTTGATGCGGCGAGAAATTCCACGGTGAGGTTTCATGTAATCCCAATCTCCTTTTGGTGTTGGTTTAGGGAGGGTAAGGGTTGGCATGTTGTGAGCAAAGTATTTTGGAAAAATTTCACTAGATGTTGATGAAACGCGTGGAACGATGATCTGTTTGGCGCTTGTTGATGTGTGGATGGTAATGTCACCGACTTCAAGTGTGCAAACTTTGGGTTCAAGGCTGCGAACTTGATGGAAAAATTCTATATCACAGATGACGAGAGAGCTGATGTTATTAGCGGCCATTGTGAGATTTGTTTCTTCTAAGTTGTTAGGTGTTGTGAAGGCGTTTTGTGGCTGGATTTGTGGTGTTTCTAATTGTGGCCAATTGAATAGTGTGGAGTAGTGGTCGTACATCTCTTCAGAAAGGTAAACTTTGAGAGAATGTGTAGCTCTTGAAGCAGCGACAATAAATCGGTTGGGTACACGGGTGAAATTTGTGTTTCCGAGCAACACGACTATGACGTCACGGTAGGTTCTGCCTTGACTTGAGTCAATTGTTAGAGCGTTTTCGAGGCAGGAGACTGGAGCTTTGTAGTTACAAAGGACCATGGAGTCTGGATTTTCTTCTGAGAGTCTTGTGACCAGAGGGTGGGCTGTTTCTGAAACTCTGGCGCATGAGTGGTGTTTAATGATTTCAAATGAGCCGCCGTCTTTAAAGGCATTGAGTGGGATGTCATGTTTGGTGTAGTAGTGACTCCATACGTTAAAGATTTGGGTTGGGCATCGGAAGCATACGCGGAGAGATGTTATTGTTGGGGCGAAGTGAAGATAGGGGAAGTCTTCGTAGTTGTATTGAAAGTTTCTGAAGTGAACTACTGGGCCTAATTGAAATGGGTCACCGAGAAGGATGAGTTTAGATGGTTTTACTCGAGCAATTGCAGTCATAGCAGTATTCAACTGTACAAGTGACATCTCATCGAAGATCATGGTACAACCAGTGTGCGCTGATACAGCTCCGGGTGTCCCGAGCATGATATCGCATCCAGGCATGTTTGCTTTGTAGTTGTAGGTCTTGTTGTTAAGTTCTGATTTAACGATGTTGACACTAGCTGCATATCCGTGAGCTTCGAAGATGGCTTGATCCATAGCTTGTACGAGTGCGTGTGTTGGGGCAATGTAGGCTATTTTGTTAGTTGGTTCTGCTCTGTCAATGTAGTTCTTGATGACGAAAGTAGTTTTTCCTGTTCCTGGTGGTCCAATTATGAATTGTGCGTTGTTGAAGTAGGCTAGGGTTGATCTAGGGACTATTGAAGGTTTGTGCTGAACTCTGCGGATTTTATTATAGCGAGTGTAAAGTGTACCACGACAAGATGTTACATGGTAGACAGTAGGTGTTAGTACTGACTTTGTATCAAGAGTGACTTTCAAGACGACACGATTTTTGTCATCGAGAATTTCAGCGTAGACACAGTTACCATATGCTGTTGATGGAGGTTGTGATACGACTATTGTGCCAGGTTCAGTAACTTCATAGGTGTATGCTGGGTTTTGATGAGCTTGGTGGGCTTCAAGCATATAGCAATCGTTTAAGATGCGTACGAAGTTTTCTTCTTTAGTTTGTTCTGGATCATATTTAGAGAATGTTGCGGTGTTAAGTGGTTCATCATTGTCATCAAATAAGGCCGTGTGTGTTATTGCATGGACTAGGGATCGTTGACGTTCGCAGTTTTGGAAGAGGGGTATTCTAATTACTTTCTTGGCGTGGTCTACTAAAGGTAGGGAGAGGCCAGAGACGTGATCTTGACAGCAGATTTTAACGCTGCCAGTGAAACAGTGGTAAAGCTTTCCAGGATTGACACAGCCACAGGACACACATGGTGGTACTTGTGATGGGGCATGGTCTGTTTGAACCCAGTGAGTGTAGGCGCAGAGTGCACACATAGGATATGGCACTACGCAATCAGCACATGTTGAAATTGTAGGGTTGTCACAGAAGTAGCATTGTGAATCATTAGATGCTTGGAGTTTCACACCGACAGATGTTAGCAAGTCAGTGAGGAAAGTTGTTTCAGTATCAAATCCTGGTTGAAGTAGATCAGTATAGAATTTCTTATTAAGCAATTGGAGAGGAAGGAGAGCGTGGTTATGTTGAGTGACATATTCACTGTGCATGTTTTGAAGGAGTTGGTAAAGGGCGTTAAAAAGTGATGGATCCTTGTGTTGAAAAATGGCCAATTCACTGAGTGTAGCAACTAATTTCCAGATGGTCTTATCTACTGGTACTGGTTCACCGGACATGTACAAGCCTGCGATCATGTTGTTAGGATCAGGAATGTATTGATAGACACCGTCGATTTCTTCAATGTGAGAACTGCAGAATTCTTCGATGTGCCCAGATGCAGCCCAGGCTTTAGTTACGTCAACAGTGCAGCCAAGGATAGATTGAAGTTTGGTTGAAAAGTTTAATGTTGTGAAGATGGGGAAAGCTTCTTGGGTTGAGAAGATAAAAGAGTCGTCACTGAGAAAGTGGAAGAAGTATTCAGTGCAGTTTAAGTCATGGACGAGTTCGAAGTAGGTGTTGTAATCTTCGAGAGTTCCAGTTGAATAAGCGCGATGAGCAGCACCTTGAAGATGTTTATATGTTTCTGGAACGTCGGCTGAGAGGAAGGTGAGGAATTGCACAGTGAGGTGTACGAAGTAGTTGTAGATGGAGTTGGAAAAGGCAGTTGTTGAGTCGCCTGATGTTGTGCCGCCTGGTTTATTAAATGTGTGACCTGAGATGTTGCAGAAGTCAGTCATGAAGGCGGATATTTCGTTGATAAACCACATGTTGTCAGATGGTAAACCTCCTAAATCATAGAAAAGGGCTGCGGCGAAGGCGCGGTTGATCAATGGGAAGCTACGATCACATTTTGTGTAATCTGCACCCATGACGTTGTAATGTTCTATACCGTTTGGATGTTGAGTACGGATGTATTTATCAAAACCGCCGTTAAATTTAGAGACGCCAATTAGGAGTGGGCCAATGTTGTTTTGGGCTTGGTCGACCATGCGCATGGTTACAGGTTTGTGAAGAAATCTGAAAACTGTTGATGCGACGAAACTGGAAGCACCTACTGTACGTGCACGGGCTTTCTTTGTGCGAGCGTATTTTGCAATTACCTTTGTTGTAAATGGTAGTAGGGTTTCTTTTGCAACTTCAAGCATGCGTGGGCCAAAGTCAGGTGGTAGAGACTGCCAAACAGCTTTTTGAGTAAAACCTGTGATTCCAAGACCCATGGAAGAGGGGCGTGGTTGTCCTGTTTCATGGTTAAGGGAAACATCAGTTTTGTAAATGGAAAAGATGTCTTGCATGTAGTGGTAGATGGCCTTGAGGAAGTTAGGGTCATAGGTTTTGGGCGAGTTGTAATCGTAGTATTTAAAATCTTGCACACATTGTTCATCGTCAGCTACTTGGTAGTGGTAAGATGTTGTAGCGAGTGTGCTGATGCCAATTGATTCTAATCTTTTGAGCATGTCGAGATCGTATTGAGGTTTTCTTTGGGCAGCTTTAGTTGTTATTCTTTTGCCGTAATAGCTAATTGTGTTGCCGATGGAGATGACGTTGGGTTTAGCATAGTTTGCAGAATCTTGAGATCTGATGAAGTCAACTTCTGTTGGTGAGAGTTTAGAGCGGATCAAATCATTGTTGACTTCATGGTAGCCAAAGAGTGGTGAGTGTAGGCCAACCATGTCAGTTGTGGCTGCAGAGGCGTTAAAGAAGGGAGTGGAAGCGGTGGAAGGGGCTTCTGGGTTTGCTGCTATTAGGTGGTTAAGAGCTAGTAGTTTATCTATGTAGGAGCCAGAGACTAGGTCTTGTCGGCTCTTTATAATTTGTGGAGTTGAGTGGGTTTGAGTGTAGAGGTTAAAACCTGGTAGTTCAGCAAGGTTAACTTCGCAGAATACACAGAATTGTGTCCATGATTCTAGTACGTGGTGATTATTGACGGGACTTTTAGCTGGGTAGTCACCGAAATCGTACAAATAACCGTTCTGATCAATGTTGTCCAGGGTTAGAGGCAGATATTTATCAGTGGTGGTGAAGTAATGAATGATTTTATGGAGGTTTTCATTAGATCTGTAGATAATTTGTCTGAGATGTTCTTTTGTTTGTTGATATTGGGTGTAATTACCAGGGTCGAGCAATTGGGCAGGATTTGGTGAAAGTCCGGCTGCGAGTAGAAGGTGTTCAAAATCGCCGAGTTGGTAAGCGTAGACAAGGTCTCCTAGTGAGTAAGGTGTTGTGTAGTATCTGATTAGGAGGTTGTCGCGGTTGTAAGTCATGAGTTTATGTGTTAAAATTGGTAGTGACTTTGGTAGGTTGGTAGCTATATCAAATTCTTTAGAGGCGTCACGATTTTTTACCATGATAATTCCGCTTGGTGTTTCCATGCTCCAGGTGTTGAGTTTGGAGACTTTATCTAATTTTGTGTCATTGCGTGTTGCAACGTTAATGTAAAAGATACGAGGTATCGGTTTATAGCTCCCTGATGTATAAGGGTCGCTAGCGGATGGTAACGATACACCTACCACCCGCTCCAGAAGTTTAAAAACGACTTAGTTTGAGGCTCGACAGCAGGTTGTAGTAATCTGTCAAGAGTAATAAGTTCTTCGCCAGTTAAGGTGGAACTTATACCGATGTGTGGAGGGTGAGGATCTGGATCGACTAGGTGTTTTCGTACAACTAGAACGGTGGTGTTAGGATGAGTTGTATCAGTTGAGTGGCCATGTGGAATTATATGGATAGTGAAATCTGCATGCTTTTGGGAGTTGCATTGTTTAACTTGGTAAAATTTGCAGATTTGAGTAACTATTTGTTTATAGTGGGTTTGGGCGTGGGCTGTGAAGTAAACCAGTACTTGTCCAGGGGCCTTTGTAATTAGATCTGGTTGACATGTGGTACATTCAAATTGGTTGTGTTTACATGGGCCGATAGATGTTAATTCATAAATTTTATTAAGTCCTTGTGTCGAGATGTTAGTGGGTATCTGGACAAAGTTACCTGCGTAGTGGCACTCGTGTTGTTCTCTGAGTGTGCAGCGTTGGCAGACGCATATTCCTGCGTAGGTAACATAGCCTGGTGTTTGAAAGGGGGTGAAAGAGATAGCTTGGTGAGATGTTTGGTATCTAGCACCGCCAATTCTAACTACTGCTGCTTGTGCGCTGATGGTGGATTTGCGCAAGACAGCAAGAATTGTAGACATGTTAGCACGAGCTTTGTGGGCAACGGCATTGTCGACGATCTTGTAGCCTTTACCGTTTACGGTGAAGCGAGCATCGGTTTTAGTGGCGGGGATGACAGATGTAATGTTGTCAATCATGAGAACTGTTCCAGTGGCGTGTTCAGTTGTTGTTATTTTTATGGCACGTTCGGAGTATCCCACGTTTGCTTGTTGTTCTATCTCCGATTTTTCCTCACGGTGTTTTAGTGAGAAGATAACCGGGAATGAAATGATAGGGTTGTAAGGATCAGTGGTTGGAATGATGGGTTGTCCGTTGGCATTCATAGGATTATAAGCTGTGAAAACTGTGGTGGTAGTTATGATCGAGTATGTATCTGTGGATTGTGAGTAGTAAATAGAGACGTCTGCAGTGTTTTGAGTGATGCAAACTGAGCGGATAGAGAAAGCGGAGCATAGTGTGATAACACCGTCTGTTGTTTCCATGTCGCAATGTGCAGCGTTTGCAACCTTAGAAAGGTGCATGCGTAAAGCAGCTGACACTTTGCTGTGAACTTCTGATCTATTCTTTTCAGCCACAGCACGTTGGTGCATTGTATCTAGGAAAGCGTTGAGTTTCCGTTCCATGGATAGCTGTCGTTCTTGTTCAGCTTTCAGAATGTTAATCTGTTTGCGGTGAGCTTTAAGTTCTTGGGGGTTCATTAGGGTGGTGTCCTTTAATTTTAGAGCTTCCAAGGTTTCTTGAATGGTGGAGGTGTCAGATTGGGCTGTGATAAGAGGCAGTTCCTGATCTTTAAGCAGTAGTTTGTTGGCAGCTTTGACAAAGTAATGGATCATCACTGAGTCAATTTGGGTCTGGGATGAGATGTAGTTCATCACTGGAATGGGGAGGCCAGATTCTATGCAAGTTGCTTTGATAAGAGCGAGTAGGTAGGCATGTGTTAAATCGTCTACTTCAATTTCTTTAACTTCTGATTGCTTGGTTGTAGTTGTGCAGTCAATAAGTGTGGCAACTTCTAGATCAGTTGTTTCTGCATCAGGGTGTGGAATAGCGTCGAGTTGTTTAGCGACGATTTCTTTAGCCTTATCTGATAGTTCAATGGGAGCTTCGCAGATTACTTTCTTGGTGTTGGTGTAGAAGTAATTGTCAGTTCTAATTAAAGTTGGGTTAATAATAGTAGTGGGTGTGATGTAGCAGGTGTCATCCTTGGTATCTTTAGGTTCGGTGTTATGAACTTCAACACGGACTTGCTGTGTAATCTCTTGTGCTTCAAGTGTCAATTCAACTTCGTGTTGAGATGTAAAATCAAAGACTGATTGAATGACAGCGAAAAAGAGACCGTATTCTTTACCTTCAGATTTTGCCATGAGCCATTGAGCGTAAGCAGAGGGTGAGAGGATGACAACATCGTAGGAAACGAATGTTGTGAGTGGGCGGAGGAAGAGTGGTGTCAGTTTGGATGTAAGCAGGAGAAAGATTAGGAGGCAGAGGACATCTTGGTCAATGAGATAGAAAGAGTAGACTGTTGCTGCGAGGAGGGGAGATGGCACGATTGCTAAGATCAGGGTTGCGCTGATGACATGCTGCAAGAGTGGGTAGACAATAACAGAAACAGGACTTTCATCAACTGTAGCTGTTATGACTGCTGTTAATGGTGAGTTAAAGGCGAATTCTGAGAATGTTAATAGACCGCCTGTTGAAGATGTAAAGGATCTGTAGCTGAAGAAGACGTGGATGCAAAGCACACAGCCAACAACTAGATGAGCGACAAGATAATGCCAGGTGAAGTTGCAGAGGCGTTTCCAGATGAGGACCAGGATTGGAGAGAGTAAGAGGGCTACAATGATGGCGCAAAGGAAATCATATTGTTTATCCATCATTGACATTTCAATTGGTTTATAGGATTGAATGATTGTGAAGAGATAGACGATGTTGAAGTATTTGCAGAGTTGGAAGCATGTGGTTACTGTGTAAAGGACATGGGTGTTGTAGAAGCATGTTTTATTAAGGAACCAGGCAGCTAGGTAGGCAGTCATGGATACAAGTTGATTAGAGAAATCAGAATCGGGGGTTAAGAAGAATGCGATGATGTCAAAGATGATAACCATTAGGTAGTAGAGAGTTGCTGCTTGTCTAATTGGTTTGTGGACGTCAATGTGGGCGGATTGGGCTGTGGTGGAGGATTGAACTTGGATAGATGTTGCCATGTAGTTATGGAGTGTCTTAGGGCCAGATTTATTCAGAGGGTCTGTCAGAAAATCAAGGACAGCCTGGAGTTGTTCAGGTGTGTGTTCTGTTGTTAAATCGTTAGTGTAAGCTGAGCGTGTTGTTTGAGCAAGGGCTTTGTTGATAGCATCGTGAAGTGTGGGGGTGTTTTTGGCGGTTACCGATTTTCGACCATGGGCTATGCAACTAAGGCTAAAAGATGGTTGTGTGGAGATGTTGTGTTGGATCTCTGGGATGTAGTAACTGCCATCAGGTTTAGAGGCGAGCATAAATTGATCACAGGTGTTAACTCCGTAGTGAATTCCTACAAGTTTGTTGTTAAAGAAGTAGGGACTGCCAGATTCGCCAGATTCAGTTCCGATAGCAAAGAAGTGACCAGATGGTAAATAGGTTGTGTTGTTCATGGCTATGGCATCTGAGTGATCTTTATCAGCGAAAGTAACAAATTGGGTGTAGTTAATTTGCATATTTTCGAGATCAGCGTCATTTGGTGAATGGCACTCGATGGTGTGAGTGATTGCGGAGTTTGGTGTTGTGAGTTTAAGAATTGTGATATCATTGCGTTGTGATTCAATTGTTGCTTCATAAATAGTTGACTTGTGGGAGACGGTAATAGTAGAGTTTGCTAAGATTCCGTGGGAGCAAGTGATAACAGTGGTTGGGTTAAGGAAAGTTCCGACGCAGAATGTTGATCGTGAGTGGGTTGTTGATGAAATTTTGCAGATGTTGGAGTAGTTATCCTTGTAAACTGTTGTAACTAGGGATTTAAGTCTAACTAGGGATTGTTGCATGATGCCAGTTGTTACTGAGCCGTCATAAAGTATAGCTGGGATGGAGGTATCGAGAATGTATCTTTGCATCATGTTAACCAGGTTGCGAGTAGCACGGTTATAAGATGTTTTGTAGCTGGCCAGTTTAATGTAATCTAAGCTGAGGTCAGACATGATTTGGTAAACACTTGCAGAGCTAATTGGAAAGGTGCAGAGAGCAACTTCATCAAGAGTTCCGTGGAAGCGCATTTCACCAGTTGCGTTAATTGTAACTGCAGCGGTTGATGTAACTTGGTAGACTTTGTAAAGTCTGTAGAGCGCGTAGATGAAGATGAGTACCATGCCAAATGTTGTGTGGGCTAGAACAGCGAGGTTTGCGATGTTAATCATGGCGACCATCCAGTTATGGTAAAGGTACATGAGACAGACCAGTTGAAGTGTTAGAGCAAGAGCTGGGGATAGCATGAAGAGGAAGATAGTTGCAATTTGAATGGCAACCACCATCAAGACTGAGTTAGTGTAGAATTTGAAGATCTGGAGTAGGTAGAGGTAGAAGAGGACCGTTGCCAGAAGTGCACAGGTTGAGACGAGGATGGCTAGTACTGGAGTGTGGAAACCACCTGGTAGGATGTTAAAGCATTTAGTCTTTGAGAGKGCAGTGAGAACACAGAGTTTACTAGTTTGTGGTGTTTCTGAGTATGTTGGCATGTTATAGGCAACACCAGCTCTAAGGTAAGCGATTTTCACACCGCCAAGATGAACCATGAAGGGCATGTGGAGGAGGGCAGATGAGCATTCATAAAATTTTTCTGTGGTTAAGCCAATGTAGGGGTTTGGTAGTTTAACGGTACAGGTTGGGGCAGTTATTTGGGAAGTAAAGTAGAGAGTTCCATTTTGCAATCTGAATACATTGTATTGGGAAGATGTCAGAGGGATTAGGATGGAGTTGGGGTAAGTAACTGGGTGGATGAATGGTTTACCTGTGGTGGATCCGCGCATGGTAGGGTTCAAGCCGGCATGTAGGGATGTGGTGGAGGTTATAGTAGAGCTGTAGGAGATAAAACCAAGGAAGACGGATAAGACAATGATGAGTGCGAAGATGAAACTTTCGTAGGACATCACTGAAGCAATAACTTCATGAAATTGAGATGTTATATCATGAAGTTTAATGTGGTATTCGTCTTTTAGCATAGCTTGTGTTTCTGGGTGGAGTTGGTCGAAAATTGTTTGATCGATAGATTTGACCAGGAAAGTCTTGGTTGGGAGGTTGTTTGGGTTGTGGATGCCTTCTGGAATGAAACCTGAGTTAGAGTTGTCAGTTAGCATGTTAGTTGAGAAGGTGATGTTTTTGATGGCGTATTTCTTGAGTCCTTCAGGCAGGTGTTTAAAGAACGTAATGGGCATGATAGTAGTTTTAGCGTTGGGGGCACCGACGTATCCTGAGAGGTAAGATTGGAGAGCTGGTTTCTTACAATGTCTTTTAAGATGGCCGAGAACTTTTGTGTTGATGACACCTGTAGCTGGAGAAGATGTTGTTTTGGCGCCCATGGGAATAGGCATGCTACGAGTTGTTGTATCGGTGTTGGCATCAATGCGAATTTGGACTCCTTTCAAATGGGAGTAGGCTTCGTAAACGAGAGTATCAGCAGCGCCTTGTGGGGCAGTCCAGACACAATCGGTTGGGTCGTCGTGTTTCTTCAATTCTTTGCGACTCAGAGAAGCGTGGTGTTCTGTGTGTACTAGGGCGACATCGGGCTTAATAGTGCCAGGTTTAAGATGGTAAAATTCAGTGATGTGAGCTGCTAGGACGGGTCCAAGTGTGTGGCCAGGTTCGTCAGCATTATTACAGTAGAAGTTGTGGCGGGGGCAAAGTTTATTGTGATTGAAGTACATGGATAAATCGAAAAGGCCTTTAATTTGGATGGGGCGGTCTAATTTAGCGTGTTTAAGGCATGTGTGAGAATGGCAGCATGATTTTTTGAAATAGTAAAGGTAGATTACATAGATAGCTAAGAAATGTACGGCGAGTGCAGGGAGCAAAAGTTGGTTAAATGTTAATACTGGTGAGATGAACATTGTGATCAGCCACGGAATGACAACTAAGAAAAGCGATGGTGGGGCTAGGATGATTAGTTGGATCCAGAATGGTACTACGTGTTCTGTAGTCATGGATGCTGCTTGTGTGTAGGATGATGGGAAGTGGAAGTTAAATGGTGTTCCGAGGAAGCAGAGAGGGGCTGATGAGTCTGCGCAGGCTGAAGCTAGGGATGGGTAGCTGTAGTAATGTTCTTTAGGAGGAATAAGTCCGAAAGTGCGGAGTGCATGTTGAAATACTGCGTGGTAGGGTGGTTGAGAGTAGTCTTCACCAGAGTGACCACCGGCGAGAGCTAATCCGAAATGCCATGAGATGAAGGAGGAGCACAGGGCAAGGAAAGCTGCTTTGCTTGTAAAGCTGAGTAAGTCAATTGTTGTGGATCCGAGGGTGAGATGAAGGGAACGGTTGTTTACTTGGTTGGTAGCGTACAAGACGTGACGGGTGGTTGCTGTTTTAAATTTCGCGAGGAAGGTGGTGAGTTTTGAGACTGTGTAGAGGTGTTTAGAGAGTCTGTAGATATCGCGAGCGGTGAAGAATTGGATGATGTAGGCTAAGAATGTTATATAGCCATTACCAGCAAAGAGATAGAACAAGGCGATGTTAAATGCGATGTATCCAGGTGTATAGTGGAGGAGATCGAAGATATCAACGTATTCAAGTCGAGTGTTAATGCCGTATTTTTGTACAGCGTTTGATAACGAGGGTTTTCGTGTGTTAACGATTTCTCCCGTCATTGTTTGGACTGAACGTTCGGTGAATCTTTTGCCTTTGTTGTATAGCATGATTGGTAATGAAAGTAGTCTGTAGCCATTTTTCACTGGGTGGGTGATGAGGGTTTGGAGGTGTACTTGGAAGTAGAAGATGCCGTATTGTATCCAGAGACCGTTCATGAGTTGTGTGTTTGGTTCCGTTGAGCTGAAGCCGAAGCCAATTCCTTTAACTGTGAAAAATACTTGTAGGGTAATAAGGTAGAGCCATAGGTTCTGTAGAGTTTGAAACTTTAAAGAATTAAAAATACGTTTAGTAAAAGATTTGTCGATAGAAACAAAGGTCACTAGTGGTGAGTGGTGATTTGTGTTTTGGTAGAGAACGTCGCCAATTGCATTTGTGTATTCAATTTGCTCGTCAACTTCACAATGATAAGGAACAACAATGCCAAGATCAACTTCGCGCAGCTTACCTTGAACATCTTCGATTGTTCCATCGATGAGTAGGTTTGTTGGTACTGTGGTTGCGTAGTGAAGCTTGGTGTTGTAAGTGAAAAGCTTGGTGTGGTTGACATGTTCTAGGACGACAGTTTGGAAGATGGTGGAAATATCTTCTTCAAGTGTGCTGTAAACGTGTGTGGACGTAAGTTGTGAAAGGGGTTGGATGGCGAGCATGGCTTGGCGCGTGACACTTTTGATAGTATGTGTTTCATTAGCATGTTGGTCATATCCTGTAACTATGATGTGGTGACTTATACACTTTGAGTTGGTAAGAAGGGTGTACAAGGAGTTTTTCACACACATTGTTTTCGAAATAGATTCAAGTGTGGTGTTATTAATTACAGTGTGATTTGAAGCATCAGAAGCCACTTGGATGTAAAGTTGGTCGATGGCGTTTGTGTCATGTGTCAGGGTGTGGAGCGATGAGTTGGGTCTTAGGTTAATAGTTTCTACATCAGGTTCTACACAATCCTCTGCTTTACGTAGTTGTAAGACTGTAACGACAGAGTAGTATAGGACCGAATCAGTGAGAAGTGAAGTTGTTGTTTCACCGTCACCTGTTTGAAATGTTATATCTTCTGAGATAGCTAGAGAGTTTGTAGAGCTATATCTATCACTAGTTGTGTCGGCTGATATGGACATTTGTGAAGCGTGATGGGATGCTACGGTGCGGGTGTCATCGGAGAGTGAGATATCTTCGCTACTATCACTAATTGAAAGCGGTGTTGGGGCGCGTGGTAGAGTGGTAGGTGTAGGTTTGATTGTGTCAATGTCCAAGTCTGAGTAGTCATCGTCAGTCGTCAGTTGAGGGGCGGTTTGGGCTTGTGTTATCTGTTCTGGTGTGTAGGTTACTTTAGCAGAAAGAGCAGAGTTAAAGTTCAGGAAGAAGTTTAAGGCATCTGAAGGTTTGTAGAAGTAGGTTGCTACTGCTGTGGTTGTTGGGAGATCACATTCACTTAAGTTGTTAATTGTGAAAGCATGTGAATCTTTAAAGAGTACCGAATTTAGGAACAATTGGTGCGTAGCCATGTGGTAAACTCCATCTAGAGTAATGTTAGGGATGGGTTGTCCGTGACTATTTTTAATCATGTGTGGGAGGCGTGGGCGATAATAGTTTGTTCGGAGAGTGACAGGTGTCTTGCAGGTATTGCAGATTAAACCTTGGTCGGGATTGAAATTGATGATATCAGTGAAGCAACCGTCGCAAACAAGATTTATTTTGTAAGCGCGAGCAGTCATTTCAGCAATACTAGTATCAATAAAGCTGCCAGGAGTCCAGGTGTTGGGACCGTGCATGCCAGCTTGTATCAATGGGGCGGCCAGGGTGGGGCAGGTGTACATCCAGTAAGCGCCGATTAATCCTAAGCTAGGTTGAGGGTAAGATGTTTTTCGGGCAAGGTCAATGTGGGCACGCAGAACGCAAGAGTTGGCATTAACTTTAGCTATGCCCTCAACATGGTAGTAGTGTGGGTTAGTAGTGGCGAGCATTTTGGCAAATACTTCAGCTGTTTCAACATCTACAGATGATGGGTGTAGGAGTAGAACATATGTGTTGCGGAAACTATTATCAGTCGCGGATAGAAAAGCTTGAAGGCTTTGAGTCTGTGACCAACCGTAGTATCCAGCACCAAGTAGAGGAATGAAGACGTGTTTCTCGTCACCATTATCGTACTTACGTTCAACGTAGTTAATAATTGCGTTGTATGTTGCTAGTAGTGCGTGGGCTGGTTGTGGGCCTTTGTAATCTGCGTGTTTGATGTTGATGCAGGGGGCTGTCACGTTAATCAGGTTGTTACGGTCAGAGGGGTATTCCAAGACGTCACCAACTTCAAGAGGTAATTGTGTAGCATGCATGCTGTTGTTAGTTTGCATGAATCCTTGGCCGTAGCGATTATAGACGGCTCCAGTTATTCCACCACCTGATTTTAAGTGGGGGTTACCTGCGTTAACTAAGATGAAATTTTTGTTAACTGGTAGGGTGGTTAAATCGTGGAAGCAGTGGTAGCGTTTACGGGAAGGTTTTGTAAAGGAGGTGGGTGCTGTTGGGAGGGTTTTTGGGTCCTCTGGGGCAGTTGTAAGTACTGTTGTTGGAGTTTTGGTAGCAGTGTGTTGGATTGCGAGGGCTAGATCAGTGAGTGGTTTAAGCTGTTCTGGGAGGGTGGGGGCTGATAGTGTAGCAAAGTCGAAGAAGACAGTTGGGGTGGTGTAATTATGTCTGGATCGGGAGGAAGTTACAAAGATAATTGCTGGTTTTGGGTTCATGTGGGCAATTTCAATATTTGCTAAGTCTAGATGTTCTTGTTCTGTGGTTACGTGGTCGTTGCGGGTGAGGATGTGAACATGTACCTGTGATGTTGTTTTAGATGGTGCGACACGGAAGTTAATAAGACGTGAGAGTGCACTGCGGATTGTTCTTGAGTTGTTAGTTGCAAGAGCGGTGTTGGAGTAGGTGAGGAGCAGTGGTCTAAATTTTATGAAGACGAGTACTTCATAGGCGTCTAGCAGGGTAGTTGTTTCTGTTGTGGCGTCAATTAAGAGGTGGGCATTGAAGGTGTTAACATGTTCAAGCAGAGTACAAGAGCGGGAAGAAAGCATGAAGTTGCTGGCATGCATTCCAATCATGAAATCCTGAAGTGAGAAGTAGTTTTCGCTGTAGGTGTTTTGGCCGATTGTAAATGTAAATTTATTATTAGCAAGTTCAATTTTGTAATTTGTGATGGTTGTGTTACTATCGTGAAGAGCTTTAAGTTTATCATGATTTGGTGTTAAAATGACAACTTGATCTTTGGCAAGGTTACATGCTTTAAGAGCTTCAGTAACTGTACTGTAATGAATGGCGTTAAAGGAAACTAGGGCGTCAATTTGTTCTTTAATGACAATTTGGTTGTATTCTTCTAGGGTCTTGTTGTAAATGGTAGAATTTGGTGGTAGTTTCTTCGCGGCTTCGGTGTAGCGTTCATGGTGAGGTTCCAAAGCAACAACTTTGATGTTAGAGTTCTTGTATTTGTGAAATTCTTTACCATATCCGCATCCGACTTCAAGGATGGTGGAACCTGAAGTAAGACCGTTGATTAAGCAGTGTTTGGTTGCTGATGTTGTTCGTGATAGGTAGTCTGATGGGCTGTTGTTGTTACGTTGGTTAGGTTTAAACAAGTTATAGCCGGTGTTGTTGGTGTTGGGGCGTAGGGAGATTTCTTCTATTAGTGAAGTTACTGTGGTTTCCTGTTCAGTTATTGCACTGTTCCAGTCTACTGTAGCAAGGTCAGGTGATGTTGCGTTGACCCATTCTTGCACTGCTTCTATTGAGAGAGTGGTGGGAGTGGGAGTAGTGGGTGTTTTGACCTTGGTTGGCCATGTAATTAGTGATTGGAAATATCCGAGCCATGATGTTTTGGGTGGAGTTTCAAGGTGGATTAAATCTGCAACTTTAGCCAGAGCGTTATAATTCTTCTGGCATTGAAGTAATCCTTGATCTTCATGGAACAGCATGTCAACAGCGTGTGTGTTAGAGCGTGTGATTGCTGTGGAAGATTCAGGAGTAACCATGTTTACATCGAAAGTGTGGTGGAGTACGATGATGATTGCAGGTTTAATTTTGGAAAGAGTATCAATTTTATCTTGGGCAGCTTGGATGTCAGTTCCGGCGCGAGAAACGATAGGGCAGAAAGCAAGGGTGAAGTGGCTTATTTGATCTGATGTTTCTGTAAGCGTTTGAGTAGTTTCACCGAGGAGTTTGATGATACTATTGTGGCAGCCAATTGTGTTACCGGTGAGTAAGAGGGAGAAATTGTGACCTTGAATTGTTGTAGGAGCAGGTGTTTGATCTAATTCTACAGCTTGTAAATCAATAGTTGCAACCTCACTTTCTTCAACACGTTGTTCCCAGGTGTAGGGGACATCAGAATCAACTGATTCAACGAGTGATTGAATGGATTCGTTGAGAGTAGCTTGTTCTTGGAGTGTGTTGGGTGTGAGTTGAACAGGAGATGTTACTTCCTCTTCGATATCTTCTTCTTCTTGGATTGTTTCAGGGGTGTTTTCCGGGATGTTATCTATTGAGCCAATTTCTGAGAGGTTAGCAAGAGATTTGTGGGAAGAGAGTTGGGAAAGAGGTGGAGAGCTAAGGGATTGAGAGCTGGATCCTGTTTGGTTAGCTGGGGTGAAATCACTAGTTGTAAAATCAGTGTAGGTGGTAAGGGCTGTTTCAGTGGTGTTATCTGAGAAGTCACGGGCGATGATTTTCCATGTTAGGTAAAGTTTCATGTTTTCATTTTCTAAGAGACATGGAAGGAGGGTGTCAGCGTTATCTAACATGTCTTGATCTTCCCAGCCCAGGTTAAATGTGTTAAGTTTGGCGAGGGATTTGTAGGTGTGTCCGAAGGGTGGGATGGAGTCTACATTAATTGGGATGAATGTGTAGTAAATGGACCGTGATGGTGGAATGGGGCCGCGTTCAACGTGAGTTCTTGTCACTTTGAATTCAGGTACGAGTGTTTGACCGTACTTGTCAGCATAGTAAGCAAGTGGATGAGGAATGCAACCAGAGATGAGGGCAAAACCTTCTGGCATGCACATAACTAAGCCTTCAGCGTTACGTTCTACAGGTGGGAAGAGATCGTAAACATCTTCAGGAACCTCGCCTTCTTCTTCAAAGAATTGAACGAGGGGGTTAGTGCAAGAACCGTCAGGTGTGTGCAGTTCATAAGTCATGTCAGGTCCTGCGTGTTGTGAGAGGACACATGCTCTGGAAATTAAAACGTCGACTACTCCCTGCATTTCTGAGGTTGGAGTGACGATTTTGCTTTCATCTTTTGCTTGGGTTATGAAGACGTGAATTGTTGTGCGGGTTTTAGTAGCTTTAACTCTAATTGAAATTTTTACATCTAATTTAGCTGTTTTACGTTTCTTGCCGCGACCAGTTTCAATGTTAATTTGGCGGATGACGTTGGCGGAGAGTACTTCAACTTTGCCTCCTTCAACTGTTTCAATTGTGAAGGGTGTTGTTGCTGCATCTTTAGTTGGGTCGATGTAGTTAACTTTAGTTTGGTCGTTTTTCAAAACTTTAGTCATAATGTGTCGGCGTGGGAAGAGGGTGACATGATCTTCAGTGATGGTATCTGAACCTGCCCAATCAACAACTTGAACTCTGAGTACTTTGGTGGGATCGTACTTTGCGAGGTAATACACGCGCCAGTCTGGGCTTGTGTAAGTTGGGTGTGGTTGACCGTGGGCGGTTTCAATGTCACAGATGGTGCGGAAAGAAAGGTTCATAGGCATGGGGAGAAGACGTAGGTAGACGTGGTTCTGAAATTGCAAGACGTAGAATTGGATAGCAGGAGCCGTAGTTTTGGGGTTAAAATGTACCCATTGGTAAGTTCCTTTAGATGTTTCTACTTTAGAGAGGTGGTTAAAGTGGGTAGAAAGAAGATCAGCATTCAAACCGGCGCAGACAGCTTTGTTGGCACGGTGAACACAAGAGTTAGGGAGTTGGGAGGTGTAGTTGTCGAAAGCAAATTGAGCTTTGTTGATATCAATGATGGTGCAGTTGTGCGGGCCAATTGAGATGTGTGTTCTGAGTGGTGTGCGTGTGGTGGTTGGGGGTGCTAGGTGTGCGGTTGATGGAGTAGCGCTGGGGGTTGATGTCATAGCTACAAGTCTAAGCTTTTTCTTGGGTGTTTTTGGTGTTGTTCCAGCCCATTGTCGTGTTTCGCCAATTGTGCGAGTTTTCAAGCCGATTTTGTTAAAGTCGTAGATGAGATGGTAGAATTTTGCACCGTATGGTAGACCGGATACATCGAGAAGTTCTTCATAATCATACACACCACGCAGACAAGTGTGGATGTCAACGTGATGATTGTAGTATGAGGCGAAGAAGGAGAGATTACGGGTTTGATATTTACCTGCGTAAATCACTTCTGCCCATATGTAATTATGAATATCGTTGTATTCAGTTCCATGGATGGGGGTGTAAGTATTCATGATACCAAGATGGTTGTTGTGTGGTGTAACACAAGTGGTATCTGAACCGTGGAGAGCTTGAGCGACTGCGGTGTTAAGGCGTCGAACACAACTATTAGGTGTAGTATCAGCTTTTTGACGTTGGACTGCAGCTTGAAGAGCTGAGTGGGACATCTGAACTGAGACACGGGCCATAGGAACGCGGATATTAAGTGGGCGTTTATCTAGTGGTGGGGCCGGATTAAATTGAGTTGGTTTGAGTGCGGTGGTGGTCACTCTAAATTTGGTGGCTTCTTCCATTCCGTAAAGTTTGGGTTTGCCAGTTTCGTGACTGAGGTCGAAGATGATGTTGTGGATGTTTCCTTCGAGTTGCTCAGCAGTGAAATTTTGGGGCTTTTGATTGCGTGTCAACATGAAATATTGACAGTCCAATTCAGTATCTCCAGGGTTTACTTTGCCAATATGATTGGCAGTAACCTGGATTGCACCGATGTGGTAATTAGTTGTTGTAAATTCATAACCACCGCGGCGAATTTCGGTGTATGGGAGGCGAGATTTAGTCACACCGTCAATCGTGACAGCGTATTGCCAACCGTTTTCAGTGAGAACACTATCAAATGGTGGAATTGTGGTAGTGTACTCCTGCATGAATTCTGCGAGGCAATTACCTATGGGACCTTGGGATGGTAAGTGTTTGGTCCAAGGGCCGGTGGAGCTAGCACGGTGGAGGGCTAGCAAATTTTGAGCGTGGGTGTTAGTCACTCTCTGTTTAGGCCTGAAAAGGCCAAAGGGTCTAGTACCCTTTTTAGTTGCCTCAAGGGCAGTTTGGAGTTTGGAAGCTTGGAGGGCACGAACACCTTCAACGGAGRCAAAAAGTCCCATCTCGGGGTCATAACCCATCTTCCCAGCATATTGACCTGAAATACCAGCATCCTTGCGGACGGTGGCAATTAGGTTGATAGCTGTTATGGTTTCCTCGCTGGCAGCCTTAAAGGAGCCCTTTAGCACGCTCGGGTAATTGTGAGCACGCAGTTGGGGTCCGATATAAATGTGGCAGCTTGCGGGATTGGAGACCACTCTTGGGCCGCTATGGGTTGGTTTAACAGCGGCTTTAGGAGCAATCTTGCGGATTCGCATGTTGGGCATTTTTGTTGATTTTCGAACGTGGATGTTATAGCAAAAAGATGCTTGCACGTAGGGTTTAGCAACAAAGTGCCGTTGGTTGAGAGCTTGTAGGACGTTGTGGCGGTTACCGGTGAAGGTTTGCGCTAGCGCGATTCTAGAAGAGATTTAAGTTATATTGAGTAGGTAAAGGGGCAGAGTAGAGGCAAGAGGCCACTAGTAGCGCTTGGAGGGATAGCTGGCAAAATTCAGCAGGATTCGTGATAATGTTCTGAGAACAGTAGCAGTTCACCGGCTTTATAAAGGCAGCACACCGACTTCGACAGTAGCAGTGGAGATTGAAGACTCTAGTCTGTAGGAGGTTTTCCAAATAATAACCGTCTTTGGGTCGTAAGGAGCAGAAGTGAGTTCACTAGTAGCACCGTTCCAAACCGTCTTGGGTCAAGAGGAGCAGATTATGATTTCGCTGGTAGTGCCTTAGGCAGTAGCAGTTACGTCACTCTCTAGTCGTCTTGGTGGGCAAGTTGGTTGTAGTAGGATTGGTAGTAGCAGTTAGATCACGTCTAGTCGTCACGGTGGGCAAAGCTGATAGGTTAAGAGTTGGCGGGTGGGTAGGATGGGGCTACGTAAGAGCAGGCGTAGGGGCACACAAGTGGTCCGGGTGAGGGTACCTTTGCTGCGTTCGAAGGCCTGATCGAAGGTAGGGTTTCCAGTCAAGGGCACACGCGTGGTCCGGGTGAGGGTACCTGCGCTGCGTTCGAGGTTAGGAGAGTTAAAAAGACAGTTTGCGTTGTGCAGCTTGGAGGAGCTAGCAGTTCGCTAGTGTCTAGTGCTATAATAGCGGGTGGTAGTTTATTGGTAATTCAAT